TGTTGCGCGATTTTTACCAATTTTTTCAGCTAATTTATCTGCTGACATTTTCATTTCTTTTCTGCGTTTTTTAATTCTGTTACCAATACTCATTGTTTCCGCCTCCTAAAATCATTATATAACTATTGTCGCATATATGCAACACTATATAGGTAGAAAAAAATAATTGTCGCAAATTTGACTAAAAATGTTGCATTTATTTTTGTATGTGTTATTCTATATTTAGTCGCATGACAGGCGACAAAGAAAGAGGGTGTTTTTATGGTAGATGTTGACAAACTTCACGGTAAAGTAGTTCAGAATAAGTATAATTGGACTACATTCGCAAAAGCTTTAAATGTTGACAGAACAACGTTACACAGAAAATTAAAATCAGATGGAGAAAAGCTTACTGTTGGAGAAGTTAACAAAATTGTTTCGTTACTAAATTTAAACAAAGATGAAGCAATTGATATTTTTTTTAGCAAAACAGTCGCATAATACGCGACAATAATTAGATTATAACGGGAGGTAATTAAATGGAACAAATCACATTAACCAAACATGAATTAATTGAAATAGTAGAACGAGAAGTAAGTAAAAGATTGGATAGCAATAAAACTATAAAACCTATATCAATTTTTTCAGAAGTCAGACTTAAAGAAGACGATATCAAAGATGTAAACGAGAGTTTTGCAATCTCTAATTTTATAAAACCGCCATATAGAGGTCATCACTACAAACCACTAGCTTTAAAAAGATACCACTGCGGAGCAAATGATTATTTTAATGGCAAGGTTCATGACGAACAAATACATGACCATATAAGAAAACTTACTTTAGCGATTTTTGGAGTTTCTAGAAATTCTGATTTAAAACAAAAGGAATATGAAGAAGCTATTAAATTTTACAGATATATCAAAGATATGTACCTGCATTTGTATAAGAAAAGACTTTCAAAATTAACGATAGACGATTTCGAATAAGGAGGTGGTTCGATGAAAATTTCACAGAACAAAACTAACATCGGAGAAATGTTTAATATTCAAGAAAAAGAAAACGGAGAAATTGCAATTAGCGGTCGAGAACTTCATCAAGCTTTAGAAGTTAAGACACCATACAAGAAATGGTTTGAAAGAATGAGTGATTACGGATTTGAAGAAAATATCGATTATGCAGTTACGGACATTTTTGTCCATAACCCATTAGGTGGTCGCCAAAACCAAACTGACCACGCACTCACTTTAGACACTGCAAAAGAAATTGCAATGATACAACGTAGTGAACCTGGTAAACGTGCAAGACAATACTTTATCCAAGTAGAAAAAGCATGGAACAGTCCAGAAATGATTATGAAACGTGCATTGAAGATAGCAAATAACACAATTAACCAATTGGAAATGCAAATCGAGAAAGATAAACCTAAAGTATTGTTTGCCGACGCAGTGGCTACAACTAAAACATCTATTTTAGTAGGCGAGTTGGCAAAAATCATTAAACAAAACGGAGTGGATATAGGACAAAGGAGATTGTTTGAGTGGTTACGACAAAATGGATTCCTTATTAAACGTCAAGGTGTCGATTATAACATGCCAACACAATATTCAATGGAACGTGGACTTTTTGAAATCAAAGAAACGTCGATTACTCATTCAGATGGTCATACATCAATTAGTAAGACGCCTAAAGTAACAGGTAAAGGCCAACAATACTTTATCAATAAATTTTTAACAGAACTAGAAACAAATTAAAGGAGGACTAATAAATGCAAGAACAAAATAAAGAAGTCATCTATTACTACTATGACGAAGAAAGTAATAGACGACCAATATTTCAATCTAACGAATTAATTAATAATTTTAGTAACTTAATTGAAATATATCCACAAATCAAAAACAACTTATATGTCTTAATTGATGGATTAGAATTCAAATTATTGTAAAACAAGCATTTGTTTAGCAATAGATAAAGCAAGTTGGAATATTCCAGGATTAGAGGAATAACCCACAATCGAGCAAACAAATTAAAGGAGCGAATAAAATGAAAAGTTTAAAAATTCAATACGGAGTGCCTGAAGCATCAAAAATTAAAAGTGCAGTAAATGAAATTGAAGAAGCTATCGAAGATTTAAATTATGACGCAATCGATATAGAGATAGGCATAGCGCCTAAACCAATTATCGAATTCGATGAAGAAGAGGGATAATCTATGACAAAAACATGGTGGAGTATGGAAGATTTGGAATACGAAACAGGTCGCAATAGATATTGGATAAAAAGAAACATTTTAGAAATTCCGCAATTTAAAAAAGAAATAGAACAGTTTTCACATTATCCAATCAACAACAATGATCAATACAGATTCATAGGTAGCAAGATGAAACAATTTCTTGAAGATAACTTTAAAAAGATATTTGGATAGGGGGGTGTAAAAGATGAAGTACTTACTTAGCTACATGACGATGTTTATCGCAATGATCATCGCATTGCTTTTAGGAGGTGGTTTTACAACAGTATTAGGAATTGCAATGTTAACACTTATTTTCAGTAGCTTCTTTTGGAATAAGTGGCTTGAGATAACAAAAAAGACTGAAACTTGCGCCAACAAGTAACAGTCGAAGATTTTTAAAAATATATGTACATAAAATTTACAACTAAATAAGGAGGTCGTCAAGTTGAAACAGCATAAATTTAAACGTATGGCTTATGACTTAATGGAATTAATGAAATCGGATAGATTTCAAGTCGACTTTAAATACAACATCATTTGGTTAACTCATTTTGATGATAGTTACGAAAAAGGACTTAGAAACATTTCGCTTGATAACAGAGTAGACAAGGAAAACGAGATGTTGGCTAAATTTGAATTCGCTAAGAAAGTAATTAAAGGAGAGTGTTTGATTGATGAGTAACTTATTCGAGTTATTAATAAGTTATAAACAGTTATACAACAAATTAGACGAAGGTTATTCTATCGAAGATTTACAAGATACGTTAGACAGTATTGAAGCAGATATGAATACCAAAGTGGATAATACAGTCGGTCTAATTAGAAGAGTAGAAGCTGACACTGATGCGATAGATAAAGAAATCAAACGTCTACAAGCATTGAAGAAGCAAAAGAATAATTTCATCAGCAGATTAAAACAACATTTGCAAGATGCTTTAGAAATACAACAAAAAGATAATTACAGAACATCAACTAACTATATCTACAAACGCAACAATCAACCTAATGTGAAGATCACAAACGAAACACTTATCGATAAAGCGTACCGTATACCACAACCTGATAAATACGATAAAAAAACAATGAAAGAAGATATTTTAGCAGGCGTAGATGTTGAAGGTGCAGAATTAGTAAGCTCAACAAGTTTGGTGGTGAAGTAGATGGAATTTAATATTTCAAATGCTAAAGAAATTACCACAGATAAATCAACGTATTTAATCTATGCGAAACCTGGTACAGGTAAAACACACACATTAAATTTTCTACCTGGCAAAACACTTTATATTAATGTGGATAAATCAGAACGACCTTTAAAAGACAATGAGAACATCGACATTTTAGAATTCAACACTCACGAAGCATGGGAAGAGTGGGGTGAATTAATGAAATGGCTTAGTAAAAATAAAGAAACGGTTAATCAATACGACACAATTGTCATTGACAACATATCAGAGTTGTTCCGTTCAATGCTCGCTAATTTAGGGCGTAACGGTAAAAACGAACGTGTTCCAGAAATGTCACATTATCAACGTGTAGACTTCTTTACAATTGATAGCTTGCGTTTCTTACAGTCACTAGGAAAACGACTTGTATTTATTGCTTGGGAAACAAACTTCGAATCTTATACACCAGCAGGACAACAAATTACTCAATCAGTACCAGATATTCGTAAAACCATTCGTGATAATGTCGCAGGACTTTGCCAAGTTGTTGCACGATTAGTTTTCAATGAAAAGTCAGGTAAACGTGGATTTATATTAAGTCCTAGCAACAATGTATTTGCTAAAAATCAATTAGATAATAGAGAACATTGTTTGCAAGAAGAGTTGTTCACAGTAGGTGATGTGGATGACGGAGTTTAAACTCTACGACTATCAAGAAAATCTCGTTGATCAAGCAAGACATATATTGCTAAAAAAATCTGGTGTATTAATTCAAAGTCCTCCAGGAAGTGGTAAGTCGGTCATGATTGCAGAAGTTGTAAAAAACGCTGTGAACAAAGGTAGTCACATTCTGTTTATTGTTCATCGTAAAGAATTGAGTTATCAAATCGAGAACACTTTAAAAAAACATGGTGTCGATTTAACTCATGTAGATATTCTTTCAGAAAAACGTGCAAAAAATATTTTATCTGAACTTACACCACCTAAGATTATCGTTACTGATGAAACACATCATAGTAGAGCAAAAACTTACAAAGATATTTACGATTACTTTCCTAATGCTTTAAGAGTTGGTTTTACTGCAACTCCCTGGCGTGCTAATGGTAAAGGTTTTACAGATATTTACGATGAAATGGTAAAAGGTCCAACTGTTGAATGGCTCATTAATAAACACAAACTTGCAGATTATGATTACAAAAGTGTTGTACTTGCTGATGAAAGTAAATTAAAAAAATCAAGTACAGGCGACTATACAAAGCAATCAATGGATAAAGCGATACCTAAAGCAATATACGGCGATATTGTAGAAAATTATAAAAAATATGCAAACGGTCAAAAAACTATTCTTTACGCACATAGTGTTGAAGCAAGTGAAAATATCGCAGAACAATTTAGAAATGCCGGTATTTACGCAGAACATGCTGATGCTAAAACAAGTGCGGTTAAAAGAAATGAAATCATGATGAACTTCAAAAGTGGCATTATCAAAATTTTATGCAATGTTGATTTAATTTCAGAAGGTTTTGATGTTCCAGATTGTACATGTGTCATTTTAGCAAGACCAACAGATTCACTTGTTCTATTCATGCAGCAAGCGATGCGATCAATGCGATATCAACCTAATAAAAAAGCACTTATTATTGACCATGTAGGTAATTATGCAAGGCACGGCTTACCTGACACGCCGCATGATTGGAAGAAATATTTTAAAGGATTTAAGAAGCGTAAACGTAAAGAAAACGATGATATAGGACTAAAAACATGTAATCAATGTTTTACAGTCTATTCTTCTGAACTGTATGAGTGCCCTAATTGTGGTCATATTAATGAAACAGAAGAAAAGAAAGGTCTGGAAAATTACGACGCAGAGCTCACAGATATCAAACCTTTCAAAGTTGATTATACATTAATGCAATACGACAAACGTAAAAAAAATAAAGAAGATTTAGAAACATTAGAAGACTACTACTTGTTTGCTAAAGCGAACAATTACAAAGAATCATGGATTAAATTTAATAATCCTTATTATAAAAACTCACCGTTTCCGGTGTTATATGCAGATTTAAAAACAATCAAACAAAAATACAATTATTAAAGGAGATTTTTACTATGACATTATTTACTACAGATTATTCAAATTTAGAAAGCAACGACTTTTCACCACTACCAGAAGGAGAATACGAAGTTGTTATCAAGAGTGCAACAGAAAGAGCAACGAAGAATGGAAAAGAAGAAACACAATTACAACTTGTTGTAAGAAACGATTTAAAGAAAACATCAGAATTACAAGCTAAATATGCAAATAGAGTGATTTTTGTTGATGAATGGAAACGCACAATTGATGGTCAATATAAATATAAAATGGATAACTTCATGCACTACTTAAATGGTATCGGCGTTCCAGAAGGTACAGCAATTGAAAGTATTGAACAGTTACTAGATATGTTCAGAGGTAAGCCAGTTAGAGTATTTGTGAAACAAGAAGAAAATGAATATAAAGGCGAAAAACAAATCGTCAATCGTGTTGCACCATGGAATTTTAAACGTACTAAATTCCCACAAGTGAATCATGAATGGAAATCAGATGACGATAAACCAGAACAAAATGCGTTTGCAGGTGGTGTAGATTTAAACAATGATGAATATCCTTTCTAACATTCCAGATGAATTAAAACAACTCAATAACTGGTGCGTGTGGAAGTTTGAAAAGCGTAATGGTAAACGTACTAAAATACCTTTTAATGCAGCGACAGGTGAGTTTGCTAAATCAAACGATAAAAGTACATGGTCCAGTTATGAAACAGCAGTTAATGCCGAAGGTGTCGACGGTATAGGGTTCTTTTTTGAACCCCCATACCTCGGCATTGATATTGATAACATTGATGATGATCTTCATAGATTTAAACAAGGTGACAAGCTAGACAATATTGTCAGTGAATTTAATGAGGCGTTTAAAAGTTATACAGAAGTCAGTCCTAGTGGTAACGGTTTACACATTATTGTAAAAGGAAAGATTCCAGGAAGTCGTAGACGTAAAGGCAATATTGAAATGTACGATAGTGGTCGTTTCTTTACAATGACTGGAAAAAATATCGGTAAATACAAAGACGTTACCGAAGTGTCAGAACAAGTATTTAAAACTATTTATAACAAATATCTACCAG